TTATGCATCTAATTTTTTCCAAAATCTTCTTAGATGAGACAAACTCATTGTAAGATAAGCGAAAACCCGGTGTAGTTTTATTGGAAAGGGAATTGCTTTTTTGTCGCGCACATGCATAAAACCATTGTAAACTACGGAGAGTATGAGGGTGATGTGGGCTTCATACGAGTCGCCGTCTATCCTATAGAAGGAAACCATAAGAAGATTTTCGAAATCGTTGTTGGCGATGACAAAAACTGTTATAAAGTATGAAACCATGATTCGTGCGACCACTGCTATTATTACACATAGAAATAATAGTGTATTACTAATTGCTCATTTCCAGCATGCCCGGTCTCGTGAAAATCGGGAAAACATCACGCCATAATCTTGAGAAGCGCATGAAGGAACTCTATACTACTGTTGTTCCTTTGCCATTTGAGTGTGCGTATGCCTGTAAGGTTAAGCTGTCTTGCATGGACGAGTTGGAGAAGGCTCTCCATACTGCTTTTGCCCCATCTCGAGTCAATGATGGGCGTGAGTTCTTCCGTATATCGCAGTCGCAAGCCATCCCATTACTGAAGCTCTTGACCTCTCTCAATGAAGGGGAGGTTACTGATGTTGTCGCCGCTGAAATTGAGAACGATTTGGAGGCTTCTGACAAGGCAGCCATTGCCAAGTCAAAAAGCAAACGCCCACCTCTAGATTTCTTCGCGATGGGGCTGTCGGTCGGGGATGTGCTGACGTATGTTTCTGACCACTCCGTTACCGCTTCCGTTGCTTCTGCAAAGAAGGTATTGTTCCATGAGGAGGTGCGTTCCTTGACATCTGTTACTACTGAGTTGCTTGGAGCAAAGTGGAATGTCCAGCCTACTCCTTATTGGGAGTTCAAAGGCGAGAACCTCCGCGACCTCTATGATAAAACGAACCCCATCGCTGAAGAATAAGTTATTTTACTCAAAAATCGCCACACGCCGCGTTCAGCGTCTTCCGTGGGTACTTGTCCCACCCGATGCAAAATGATGCGACACGTGGCAAAACACGGCTTTTCTCATGAATAATCGATTAATGGATGTTATCCGATATAAAACCGGGGGTCGGCAGAAGCCCTTTGCTGAGTTTATGGGCTGGACTCCGCCCTATCTCGCGAAGTTGTTGCGTGGCGAGAACTTCGGTCTCCAGCCTGTGCTGTCTCTCCTTGAAAAATTGCCCGAGATAAATGCCCGGTGGCTCTTGCTGGGGCAGGGGTCGATGCTCAACGACGACAAGGTCTTCGGTCTGCGTCGTGAGACCTATTCTCGCGTGCAGGACATCCTTGCTTTCGACCGATACCTCTCCGTGATGTCGCCGGAGGAACTGCATCGCTATGAAGGCGTTCTCCGGGGCGAGTCTCTCCCCGATTTCTCCGATGAGGAGGTCTCCCGATGGGAAGCGATGCTGTCCGAGCGCAATGCCGCTCTTGATGCTCGCGTCGATGCTGCAATCTCTAAATCTATGGAACAATGCAAAGCCCCGAAAGTCAAGCAATCGTGAAGCGGTTCTTCGCCGCTCTGTATCGTCTGAAGGATGATAAAAAAATCCGGGGGAAGCAAACCTTTACCCGGGAGTATGATATAAACCGCTGGAACTTGAACACGCTGGAAAAAGAGCCGGAGCGCGATATTTTTCAGGTGGCGTGGCTCTCGTTCCTCGTCCGTGATTACGGGGTCTCCGCCATGTGGCTGCTGACAGGCTTCGGCGATTTCTACCAAAAAAAAAGCGGAAGCCAATCGCTGACTTCCGCTGCTGTTATTTGTCTTTCTTATCCTCCCCACCTATGTCGATGGTCGGGAGGATTTGAGGGATGAGCATCGCTGCCTCCTGCTTCTTCTTGTCCATTATGTTGGCGTATATTTGGGTCGTGTGGATTTCCTTATGTCCGAGGAGCTTCTGCACCGTGTAGATGTCCGCCCCAAGGCCGAGCATCAAAACCGCGAAGGTGTGGTGACCGCTGTGGAACGTGATGTCTTTCGTTATCCCTGCCCGGACTGCCCATCGCTTCAGCTCCATGAGGTAATAGCTGGAGTAGCTGAAGTTCGGGAAGACGTGCGCCTCGGGGTCTCCTCGCTCGCCCATGAAGACGACCGCTTGTGGATTGATGTCGATGTACTCCTGTCCGCCTGTCTTCTTCTGCTTGAAGACTATGCGCGTGAACTCTCCCTGCTGGCGAACCTCTTTCCATTTCATTTTCTCGATGTCGCTCTTGCGCAGCCCGGTGAGGCAGCTGAAAAGGAAAGCCCGGCGCAGGATGGGGTACTTGCATTCTGCCGCTGCCATCGCTTTGACCTCCTCCAGCGTGAGGTACACTCGCTCTCGTTCCTCGACCTTGAAGCCCTCGATGCCGCGCAGGGGATTATGGGGGATGATGCCGTCCTCGAAGGCTTGATTGATGCAAGCGCGGAGCTTGTTGAAGTATGACACCTTGCTCGCGCTGGAGAGGGGCTTTTGGTCTTCCGTGGTTACGGCTTTCTTGCGCTTGTCCCGGACGCGAGCTGTCTTGTCGAGGTAATCCTTGAAGCCCTGCACAAACGCTGGGGTAACGTCCCGGAAGGTTGTGCTTTCGCTGCAATATCTTTCGAGGTGCTTGAGGGCAGACCACCAATTGCCCCAATTCCCGAGGCTTCCCGGATTTTCGTGCCGCTTCTCGCAAAGCATCCGATAATACGCGAGGAAGTTCGTGTCGAGCTTGTAGGCTGCGTCGAAGCCCCAGCGTCCGTTCTGTAACTCGACCACTCGCTTGGCTCGGATGGCATCCGCCAGATTGAGGGTCTCTTTGTTCTTCTCTTTGTCTTTCCGGGTCTTCTCCGGGATGAGGTAAAGGTTGAGGTACTCGTAGGTGCGTCTGCCGTCGATGTAGATGTCAAGGTATAGACTGGTGTTCCCGGTCTTGAGCTGCCGTTTCCTCAACCGAATAGGTTCTTTCGATTTTTCCATGTTCTTTTGTTGCTTTTGTTGCTCGTTTCAAACCGCGCAACAAAATAATAACAAAAAATCCGGAAAAGAAAAGGGAAGGGTCAGAAAATGCAAAATTTTCCCGATATTCGTAATGCATTGGATTTCAGCCGTAGTTTTCTGTTCCTTTGCGGTTTGTTTCGGTTTATTTCGGTGGCGGCTGGAGGGCTTCACTTTCCGATGCAGAATGTCAGATGATGAATGTAACACACTGTGATATACTTTGTTACCTACGATACTCGGATTGATGGGTAACAGAATGGTAACAAATTTGCAAGAAAAGTGCCTTTTTGGCCGTTTTTAGGGTGTCGGCTGCAAAGGCACTTTTACGCAACAAATGGTTGAGTAACCATCTTGGTTGCAAAGGTAGTATTTTTTGATGTGATGAGCAAAAAAAAACTGCTATCCTCGCGGACGGCAGATTTACGCTTTAGCGCCCCGATGGTCATAAGTGGCTATCGGGGCGCTTTTTTATTTTCTTTTGGGCGGCATGTACTTCAACCCTTTGAGCTTGTCATTGGGTGGTTGCCGCCCCCGAGGGTCCTGGCAGTCGGAGCGCTCGCAGCGCCACATCTTGTAATAGTCGGCCTCGCGGGCTGCATCGTCCCGCTCCTCGGTGAGCTTTATGATGCGCTCGTTCAGTCGGTTAATCTCCGTCTCGCTGTTGTACACCCTATCCGAGAGCTCGTGGTTGCGGTCAATGTGCTTATCGACGGTAGCGTTAAGTTTTGATAGCCTTTCAGTGAGGTTGCTGTTAAGAGTCAGCAGGTTTTCGATTGTTTTCTGCTGATGGTCTACCTGAGCAAGCAGTCTCGTCACTTCGGCATCGTCTGCATCAGCCTGCGTTTTCTCCGCTTCGGCTTCTTTCTGCTTTACCTCGGCCTCTTTGAGGCGTTTGGTCTGATTCCACCACACAAGCGACAACACCGTGCCGACTACCGAGGTGCCTCCGAAAACGAATGTCAATACTTGGTATAGCGCTTCCATGTGGATGTGTTATCGCTTTACTGTTCCAACTCTAATGTCGCAGGTGCTTCGGCGGTGATACTGAGCGTTGTCGAAGTACGGGCAGAGGCGCAGAAGTCGCTCACGGCTTCAAGTATCTCCACACGGCGCTCTGCATCGCTGCACTGCACGCTGAAATTCAGCGAGCCGTCGGTGTTCTCCCCGAAGGCTCCCGCATATGCCCCCGTGGTGCGGTCTGATACCGTGCCTCCGCTGATAGAGCATACAGCTCCGTTCTGCACAAAAAGGTCTGCGGCAATGTCAAAGGTAGCGCTGGTCTGCTCTGAATTGTCCGCATGTACTGTCGCATTTACGATGTTGCGATAAGTGATTGTTGTTGCCATATCTGAAAAGTGTTTAAAATGAAACAAATGTGTATGTCGCTCCGATGAATATTGCGGGTTGCACCCCGCTCGGTGTCATCGCCACTCCCGCTCCCGCCGATAGCCCCCACCGCTTCGGCTTGGGGCGCTCGGTGATGCGTATCACCTGCGTTTGGCTGTATATCGTGATAGAATCGAGCCTCGGGTCTACGGGACCGCTCACCCACGCCTCATATCGTTGCGCGGTGTCGGTGTAGTGGCGCTGCACTACGGGAAGCTCTACCGTGGTGCTATCCGAGGCGGCGGTATCTGCTGAGATTTCCACTGGCACCTCCACATACTCAACAATGCGGCTCTCTACGGGCACGGGTGCGGTAATGCGGATGGTGTCGCGTACCACTTGGCGGATAGTATCGCGGATTACCTCCTGCGGTGCGGGTGCGTTTACTACCTTGTGGCATCCGTTTGGCCTCCATATCCACACGATGAAAGATAGCAGAGCCACGGCGATTGCCGCGTTTCTCGTTGCCCTCGCTATGCGTAGTTTGCTGTTACTTTCCATAATCGCCCCGTGTATAGATGTTAGCTTCCTGCTCGCGGCGCTCCACAAGTCCTTGCAGCACTTTCCCCTTGGCATACACCCACCGCCCAAACTCTGCGGGGATAGTCGGGTCTGCGGGGTTGGCCTTAACCTTGCGCCACAAGGTGGATTTCCGCAGTGCCGTAATGCCGATGTTGTAGGCGAAGCTCAGCAGGGCATCGTATTGGCTCTGCGTCAGCGCTGGAGCGCCGTCCGCTTTCATCGCCCGCGATAGCTCGGCCTCAAACCTCCGCAGGTCGTTGTCAAAAAGCGCCTCGGCCTCAGCTTGGGCAATAGTCTTGCCCCGCTTTACGTCCGCTCCCGTGTGGCCGTAGCCGATAGTCCATACTCCCGAGGGGCAGCGATAGGCAGTGAGCCTACACCCTTCCCGCTCCTTGATAAACTGTTTGATTTTCTCCGATGCTTCCATTGTCTCTGAGGTTTTAAGATGTCGTTACCAACTTGCCGTTTATCCAAAGGCTTCCTCGGATTTTCACGCCGTTTCTGTTGGCGAGAAAACCGCCGTCGCCCCATATCGACTTTATGCCGTCCGTACCTATGATAGTCACATCGCTTCGGGTGGTCTTTGTAGTGCCCGAGGCCGTAGCGGTCGCGGGGGTTACAGTCTTGTATTCGTTGGCGAGCGGTTTGCCTATACCGTCTGTATTTGGCGTTAGAGTGAGCCGCACAAAATAGGAGGCTGCGACCTGCACTGTGTGGCGTATTGTGGTGCCCATGCTAAAGGAGCATGTATTGCCGCTATATTGCTTCGGCATATTCACTTTGCGCACCACCTGCACCTTTCCCGCGCTGTCGGTGTAGCAAAGCTCTGCCGTTGCGGTGATTTGCACACCCTCACTATGGCTACGTGTTATTGAGAAGGATGTCGAGAGTGACGATACCTCTATCACCGTCCCCACTGCTATCGTTCCCGAGCCGATGTTTATGGTCTTTGTCTGCGCGATGTTTATTGTCGGCACCCATGACCATGTTTCGAGATATGTAGTGCTCAGTGCTTCCGTACCGTCCTCCGAGGCGGTCTGCTCGGGGTTTACAGGTTCCAGTATCATCTCCTTGCTGTAATAGTGCGCCAAGGCTATGCTGTCGAAGGCTGTTGCCGTGCCGCTCCAATTCACCGCGTTTACTTTCGTCTCGAATGTGTCGCCCACTTGTGCCGAGGTCACGAGAAGCCGGTCTTGCCCCCCCGATACGTAGGTCAGTCCCTCCTCGTCAAGTATGATACAGTCTTGGGCAAACTCCGCGTCGCTCTTTATCGTGCCGTCGGCCTTGCGGTTGCGTCCTATCAGTATGCGCCCGTCAAGCACTCGCACCACTCCGCCGCACATATATCCGTTGCCGTTGTGGCGGAACATCAGTTTGGCGAGGCTGTCAAGGTCTGCCGAGGAGTTCTCGTCCGAGGTAGCGTCAAGCATGTCGCCTCCAGCCCATATGGCAGGGTCGGTGCCGTCGGTTGAGGGAGCGAGCACTCCGTTCATGCCCGCTGTCACTCGGTAGGCATCGCTGGCCGTGTAGCCAAGTCGCATCAGCGATGAGAGTATCACGCCTCCCTCTACCGTGGTGGACTCTTTAAGCGCTTCGGTGAGATAGTTGAAGTCAAGGGGCGAGGCTTTGTACTCGGTGGCTACCACGCCTTCCTCCAACTGCATGTCCCATATCTCCAGCGCTTTCCATGCCGTGCCCGTGGTGGAGATGTATCCCCAAAGGCGGTGCTGAGAGGTAGGTACACCCGTGGTGCGCATCATTATCGTAAACCGCGTCTCGGTGTAGGTCACGGTGCGCGATTCTACGTTGGTCAGTCGGTCGCCTCCCGTGCTTTTGCTTATCTGCCAACGAAGCTGCAACGGCTGTGTTGAAGCGCCTCCCGCCGTCCCGTTGCTTTGCAGTACACGCGCCTTGAATGAGAGCATGTAGTAGCAGTTGGCCTTTATTGTGTCGGCGGGCAGAGCGAAGCCTATCATCTGCCAATCGGGAGCTGCGGTGGTGGCGTTGTTGTAGAACACACATCGGCTCTGAGGAGTGCCCGGCTCCATTACTATCTGCCCGTTGCTTGACGTGTTGGTCGTCCAATTGATGATGCCGCTGTTGGTCTTGCGAAGCAGGTTCACCCCGCCTACCGACAATCCGAAGGCATCGGTCAGCACGGGCACTCGCTCGCGGTCGAGCATGTCGGCCTCGGCGGTCGATGCACCTTTATAGAGTGTGAACACCACGGCTGTGGTATCGTCGGTGAGGGTCACCACGCCGTTGTTGGTCACGCCGTCTGCGGCAATCACCGTCTCTGTACCCGCTACGCCGTTGGTGTATATCTGAGCGGTCAGAGTATTGGCCGTAGTGAGATGTCGCTGGTCGCTCCCCGTGACGTAGAGTTTGCGGCAACCGAGCGAGGCGACCGAGAGACCTCCTTGAGCGGTGCGGGTCACGCTTGATTCTGCGGGTTCGAGGAAATACATCGTAGCGGGCGCTCCGTCGGCTCCCGCTTTCACCTTGTACACGTTCACGGTGCTGCGGAGCGTCAGCCCCGCCACCACAGCCTCAATCACGAGCGTGTCGCGGTCTTTGCCGATACCCTTTATCTCAAATTTGTTGCCGCTCTGGCTGACCGTCAGCGTGGTGCCCTGGTTGCGATAGGTCACTCCCGATGTCACCTCCGTGCCACCCTTGAACACGCGGGCATTGATTGTGGCGGGCAGTCCGCTTATCACATTGCCGTCGGCATCGCATGTCACCGCTACCACCTCATTGTCGAGGTCAAGCAGGAACACATCCTGCCCGTTTATGCCGTTGGTTCCGGGAGTGCCCACCATCTCGTCGGGATGTGGTGTCCACGACGGATTGGGGTTGTCACCCTCCTCTATCTTCACATGATTCACATACCATGTGCCCGACTTATAGAAGTTGGTTCTGAGGAAGTAGCCCGCTGTGGGCTTCATCCATGTGAACACACTGCCTTTAGAACCATCGGTGGCCATATCTGCCGATGATACGACCTCGTTGACAAGTCCCTGCGGTGAACCCTTGGCCGAACAAATCCATAAAGCGCAAGCGTCGGGGTGTGATACAAGAGCGTCCTGATGGTCTCCCGTGAAGGCTGCTGCGTTGGTTCGCGCCGAGATAGTATAAGTTTTTTTATACTCAAGATGCACCGTGCTGTTTCGCCATTCCTTGGATGAATCGCTGTCCTTCTCCACCACATGGATTTTATTATCCTTGGAATTGGTCAGCATGTTTGGTGTATAGTTGGTACCCGCTGCTCCCGTGTCGCCCGTCACCCTCGTGTAGCCGTTCTTCCACACCGGGGTCGTGGCCGGAGGTGTCACAACACCCTCGCGCATCCACACAAACTCACCCGGCAGAGCGTTCAGCGGTGTGTCGCTCCACGTCCCCGTGGGCTGCGCGTAGTCTCCCTTCGCCCACTGAAACACGGTGTAAGGGGCGTCTTTGCCTACCATCTCGCTCGCGGCAGGAACCCACGGCATGGGATTATCTCCTTTAGAGAGCATTACCTTGGTATATTTCACGGAATTTCCTACGGTTGAACCATGTTTGCCCGCATACAAGAACAACTCTACTTTGTTTTCCTTAGTAGCTGTGGAATATAATGTCATGGTGGCATATGGTTTCTCTTTAGTAAGAGTGACCACAGGACATAGTATGCCATTACTCAAATCGCCCCCTGCATTTCTGAACAGTACAACAGAATATTCCGTTGCCGAACCGATAAGATTCTCAATCCCTTCTACGGAAACGGTATATTTTTCGCCGTTCAGGAAATCCTGCGGTTCGTCGAAGCCAATCTTTGCATAGCTGTTATTAACAGTCACTTCTTGTGTCCCTTTCAAAAGATTGGGTGTATATCCCGCGCCGTCCTTTCCCTTGTACTCGCTCCACTCATAGGATGTGTGCGCCGTTGGGTCGGGTTCGTTGAAATCCTGACAGAAGCCGATGTACTCCGCCCCGTCGAAGGCCGTTGTCTGAAATTTGGTGAAGGCCGTGGGATGGGGGAGCGCACCCGCCGTTATCCCTTGCGCATAGGCAATGTGGGTGTATTGCGTTTTGCCGTCAGCACCCTGAGCGCCTGGCGTGCCGTCCGAGCCGTCTGCCCCGAGGCGCGATACGGTGTAAGATTTGGTGGAGGTGCCGTCGGAGTAGTTTACCACCGTCTTAGTCCACAGATAATCCCCTTTTGCGGGATTCGCGGCGCTGATGCTGCTGTATGTGAACGAGGCATCCGAGGGTTGCGCCGCCGTGGTGCTCTTGGCGTAGGTCACGCTCTGGGATGTTATCACGGGAGCAAGCATCTCAGAGGCGGCGGGCACCCACGGCATCGGAGCGTTGCTTCTCGTCAATGAGATATAATCAAATTCTATGGTATTGGTCTGCGCATTTGCAAATCCCTCACCGGAATAGAGCGTTAGCCTTGCTCCGGTGACTTTATGCAAGTCCTCTTTGGCTTCCCATACGCAGGTTGCATTTTCGGTGGTAAGGCGATATGTATATTTTAGCAGATTGTCATTATAAACTCCATCCACATAGCCTTGTATTATGGCAAGGAAATATCGGGCGTCGCCTGAGATATGGCGAATGCTGCCAAGTGACAAAGCAAACTTATCCCCTTTGGAAATATCCCCATTTGCCAATTCAAGTTTAAACCATTTTGTCCCATTAAGGGTAAGAGGGCCTTTCCCACCTTCAACCAGGTTGGGCGCATAGTCGCTTCCACTGTTGCCGTCTACCCCTTGGCGGGAAACGGAGTAGCTGACCACGCTGTTGCCGTCGGAGAATGTCAGTGTGGTGCGCGTCCATAGGTATTGCCCCTCGGCTACCGAAGGTATCGTAGTGCTCCACCCTGCAGTCGGAGCGGTAGTGCCCGAAGCGCTGGTGGCATACTCCACGCTCTGATTCGTGATTGTGACATCTTGTGCCGTGATGAGCATAGCACCGCTCCATGTGTTGCCGCCGTCGCTGCTCTGCCGCATGTAGCGGTCGCCGTTGGTGTAGGTGCTGTGCCATGTGCCGTCCGCTCCCGTGGCGCTGTACTCCACCACTAACAGCTCATTGGCCGTGTCGGTGATGTATTGGCCTATGGAGCTTTCGTTGCCCGAGGTGTCCGTAATGGTGGAGAGCGCGTTGATGCGAGCCTTCACGTTGAGCTCGCCGGTGGTGGTGTCATAGTCGATGTACGACCCCGGCTCCCCCTTGCGGGCACCTACACGGAAGTCGCCGTAGCAATTGAAATACGGAATCCCTTTTGCCGCATCCATCCCCATCCCGATGATGTCTTTCTGTTGCAGGGAGAAGGTGCGGATGCCGTGGAACATGATGATTGACGGTGTACCTGACCCATACGACGAGGCCACAATCAGATTGGAGCGCTCGGGGTGGGTGTCGCTTCCCATAGTCACGATGTTGTCGCCCACAGCGGGAGCGCAACTCGATGCCGGGTCCTTCTCCCCCTGCTCGTCGCTGAGGTCAATGTAGCAGAAACGGTTGCCCTGCGCGTCCTCGTCGGTGATACCCGTGGCGGTGACGCGCCTCCAGTAGTAGCGGTTATTCAACATTCCATCGGCTTCCTCAAGATTGAAAGTCTCGCACCGGGCGAGGTCGCCGACGCGGAAATCGTTTGTAATGCGGCGTCCCGTATCGTCCGAGCCGTCGAAATAGCATCGCCATCCGTTGCTGTCGGTCAGCTCCTCTACAGCCGTACATACCATCCCGGCGGGAGAGATGCACTGCGAGCCGCCTACATGAGTACGCTCGGCCACTTCCAGCTCCTTTACGCTCATGCGGCGGTTCACCACAAGGTGCGCCGTCTCTATGTGCATTTCGCCGTTTTCATCCACCCACATGGCTCCACCGGTGCCTCCGGGCACATAGTCGCCTACGGTCAGCTGCCGCCCGGCATTAAGCCGGTCAACCTCGGCCTCGCCGCGCACACGCAGCGTTTCCACCTCGGCGTTTCCGGCGCCGTCAATCATAGCCCCGCTCTCTCCCGAGAGGAAACTTCCGAACCGCGCTCCGCTGAGGAAAGTCCAGAGGTGACTCAGGGTCTGCGCCGTGCGCCGCGAGGCGAACTCCAGCATGGAGCGCAGCGACGACATCACATTGGTGTCGCTCAGCGGGGTGGTGTCGTCGCGGTGCACCACATAGGAGCCGAAACCGTAGCCTGCGCCCGTTGCGCCGCTTACGGAGGAAGCGCCTCCAAGCTGCGCTATGCGCAATGCCTCCACGCTGTCCTCTATCGCTCCCATGCGGCTGTAGGCCGCTTTCTCCCCAATGATATACACTGGATTGTCATAAGGAATGTCGAGCGGGATGTCGTAGCCTATGATGCGGCTCACACGCGAGCGCTGCGCTCCGGCGGCATCCTGCCCGAAGGCGGTGCGGCTCTTTAAGCTGACGGTGCGCCCCACGGCAAGCACCATAGGAGGGTCGGCCAGCAGCGGCGCTGCCCACACCGTCACCTCGTAGGTGGAGGGGTCGGTGTTCATCTTTGCCACATATTCCTTAGCTTTCTCCAGCAGCTCCTCCTCGGCGTTGCCCACGAGGGTCTCGTCAACCGCCGCGATGTCAAAGCCCGAGAGAACGAACTTGTCGCCCTTTGCGGGCTTGAGCAGACTGTTGGGGAGCATGGTCTCGCTGTCGCGCACTATCTTCCACCATGTGCGGGTGCGGTCGGTGTCGGTGTCGGGTTCCACCTCGAAGGTCATCCCCGCCAATGCGCCGGTCTGAAATATCACCTCCAGCTTTTCCCCCTCAATCTGCCAGTCAGATTTGAAGCGGTTTGCTCTCTTAAACAGACTGTCGGCGATGCGGTAGGCGGTGTATTTCTCCTTTCCCTGCTCGCCGTTCTCGTTGGTGAACTCGGCGTAGTCGTCGAAACTTTCCACCTGCTCTATGGTGCAGTTGGTGCGGGGATACACATCCTCGAACACCACCACATCCTCCACACACTCCACTTCGGGCTGGTCGGGGTACACGTCGATGTAGCCCGCGTGCCCCTCGGGAAGCATCAGCCGCGAGGTGACGATGCTTCCCGTCACCACGCTGCCGTATTCCTCCATCGCGGCGTAACGCGAGGTGAAATAGGATGCCGGCACAAGAGCCTCGCGCAACTGCGGGATGCGGAAGCGCATGCCGCTCTGCGGGGTGAAGTCCGACGAGGCCGGGAGGAATATTTCCGAGCGGTCGGCCACAAGTTCGGCCCAATTGGGATTGAGCACGGCGTTGGTGTATGTGGCTGCCACCTCGTTATGCTCGTCGAGCACCTCCACGGTGATTCCCCCTATCTTCAGCGAACCGCTCTGCGGCGTGGCCTCGAAGTTGAGTTCTCCGTTTGCTATGGTACAATTGAGCGACGCCGTGGCGCTTGTCGATGCCTTGAGGACGAACAGCACCCTGAACTGAGAATAGCGACCCGAACGGTTGTCAACCTCGATTGAAGGGAAATCGAAATTAAAGGTGGCCGTGTTGTGGCCCGTAAAGTCCTTTCCGTTTATGGCGTCCTTTACGGCGAGACTGACGGCTTTGCCTCCGAGGATCACACGGTCGCCGGTCTGACTGTCTATGGCCGTGAGCACCGCGGTGTAGCCCAGATGGGGCGGCGAGTAAAGATTCTTTGCACTGGCGTAGTCCCAACTGTTCACCATCACCTCCAGCGTGCCGCTCAGCTTGGCTCTCCATTTGCAATGCGTGGCCATGTTCACATCCTGAACCAGCAGCTCCTTCCGGTATTGTTGCGAGCTTTTGGAATTGTAGAGTGTTATCGAGCTGTCGTCCCACGACGTGGGAACGTAGCTGTAGGAAATCTCCACCGTGGCCGCCTGCGGCGTGCGGGTCAGCGTGTCGGCAAACCATCTCTCCTGCAACGGGCGTGCATCGTCCCTTATCAGGTAACCGCCGCCGGTGTTTTCCATCGAGGTGGCGGTGAAAATAAGGTGGCGGCGATAGCGGCGCGAGATGTTGCGGGTGCTTCCGAAAGGAATAACACGGGTGACGTAACTCTCGGTGCTGTCTGACCGCACGGGAGGGTCGATGTTTACCCCCTCCTCCAGCACCACGGCATCGGTATCGGAGCCGTACTGACATTTTCCGAGATGTATCACCGAACCGTCCACCCACCATTCGCATTCGTAGACCTCGGCTATGGCCGCCAGCGCGTCGAGGATGTTTGTGCCGTCATACTGAATCAGCTTGGCCTCGTGCTTAACGTCGGAGCCTACGGCCACGGTCCACATCCCCTCGCGGTTGTACTTGTAGGAGGGGTGGAGCCCCGCCAGCCGGTTGACATTGTCCACAATCATCTGCATGTGCACCTCGGGGTAGGCGGTAAGGTTCCACGACGTCTCCTGCCCGCCGGTCAGCGGCATATAGCGGCATATCTTGTGGCGCCACTTGCGATACTGAGCCTCGAGCTTCAGCTCATAGCGATAGCCACCCGAAGCCGCCACATACTCGGGGTGCGACAGCTCCGTCACCTCATACATCCGCGCCTGCAGGCTGCCCGCCTCCGATGGCTCCACGAAAGCCTCCGGCACAATGGCATAATCTCCCAAAGCGAGCACAACAGGCGCGGCCAAGGTAAAAATCAGCGTGATCTCATCGCGCTCCATCAGTCGGAAACTGCGCGAGCTCCCCACGCCGATTTGGGCGTTGAGGCGCGTGGTTCCGTCGGAGGCTTTCTTTATGATGACGTTGGCGTTCATGAGCGGTTGTTGGGGTTGGGTTCTTCAAGTTTGAGAATGAACTTTGCAATCCTGCCGTTGTAGTTGGTGAACTGGGTGCAGCTCACATATCGGCAGTTGAAAATCACGCCGGGCAGGAATTTCGGGCTGGCAATCTTCAGCCAGCCGGAGGTCAACTCCTCGATGAAGCTCTTGTATCGCGCGTAGAATTCCGTGAGACTCGGGGCGGTTAGGCCGACCTCCAGCGTTATGTCGCGCTTGGCGAGTTTCACGCTTCCGTTGGGAATTATGGTTCGTGTTCCGTGCTCCAGCCTGCTCTCGCTTTGTATCGGGTCTTTGGCTGACGCTGGCGCCAGCAATGAGGCCATCAGTTTTGTGTTGGCCACGATGCCCCATGTGGTTCGGGCGTTCTTTTCGTTGATGGTGAGGTCGGGTTGGCTCATAGCTGTATGCTGGTGTAGTCTTTGGTGATGCTTACGTTGGCGGTGCCGTCTTTGGCGACTGCGAACACCGCATAATTGTCGGCGCAGATGGTGACGTTGGCTCCGTACAGGGCAATGATGCGCTGGGCTTCGTCTGCTCCGTTAAAGGTCGCGTGGAGGCATGTGCCTACGGCCACGGCGGTTCCGGGGTTGTAGACCGTCTGCGCCTGCGGCTCGTCGATGTAGATGTGGCGCTGGCGTAGTTCCTCTTTGCTCCAGTGCTGGCTGATTTCCGTCCACTGCTCGCGGCTCGGGTAGTTGTGCTTGGCGCAGAACTCTCGGCCTTGGGGCGATTTGTAAAGGGCGACCAGTTTGTCGAGCGTGTCGATGCCGTCGGTCTTACGGCAGGCTCCGAGGGCGGTAGCGCCGTCGAGCAGTTCTTTGATTAATTTCATAATCTTCGGGTGTTTCGCTCGATTTTGTCGAGCCGTTCGTTCATCTCGTACAATTCGTTTGTGTTCCGGGCGATGGTTTCAAGGTGGTCTATGGCAATGAGGGATATGTCGCGCAGTTCATCTTGCGTTCTACGCGCCTCAGTGACACTCACACGCACTTCCAAAAGCGAAGCGTTCATATCCCCAACAGCGTTACGGATTGCAGCAGAGTCCATCTGAATAGCCGTAAAGCGACCGTTGAGTTCATCGGCAGTATCTTGGCTCATTGCCGTGAAGCCACCGCGAGAGCCACCACTTTGCGAATTACTATCTTCGAAGAAGGAGTCTGCCCATGAGTATTTTTCGGACAGGTCGTTCATTATTTTCTCGCCCTCACGTTCCAGTGCCTCTTTCTCCCAGTCTTCTATCTTGTCATTGGAGAAGAAACCCATCATCATTTCGCGCAGACGTTCCATAGGCTCGCTTATGTCGGCTTTCATAGCCTCCATAATCATGTTCTTAATCATCTGCTTTATGAGGTCTTTGCTTGCCTTGGTTTTGCTGATACCTTGGTCAAACATTGAGGCGTAAGCGTCGGCAAAGTTGTTGATAGCAGATTTTACATCCTCGCCCATGATGGCATCAACAAGTGCTACCTTGTTGTCGTTTATAGTATCTTCTATATCGCTCAATTGCTGCTCCCATTGTGCGATTTTATCATTATCGGTATGCTTTTTGCTCTTTTCTTCGGCAATCTGATTTCGTATTAACTGTTGCTGCTGCCGAAGCATAGTGTTTTGCTGATTGATGATTTTTGACGCATCTTTGGAATAGACCTTATCTATATTCTTGCCGAGGCGGTCGTAACTGTTTTGGAGTTTATCAATCTCCTTCTGCATCTTTTGAATATTTTTCTCTTTCCTATCATCATGGTTAAAGAGAGAACCAATGGCTTTCCCAATACCGGCTACGGCTTTAAACGCGCCTGTGATTATAGACATAGGGCGCGTAAGGTCGATGCTTTCAAGGCCGGAAAGCGCATCGCCCAGACCACTTATAAAACCTGCGAGTTCGGGCGGTATCTCAATTCCGAAAGCAGCCAGCATTTCAGTCATTGCGGTAGCCACGCCGATGTATTCTTGCATCTGCGAGATTGCGCCTTGCATTGCTTTCGTCATATCATTCAACGCTTTTTGCTTCAAGTCTTTGGCTGCGTTGAGCGTGGCTTCGGCCTGTTCTTTTTCTGCGTCAGTGCCGTCTTTAAGAGCCTTATTGTAGGCTTCTTGTGCGGGTTTTACTCGCTTGTTTGCAGTCACAAGGTCGGAGAGTGATGTACTGAGTGCAGCAAACGGATTTCGGTCGTTAACTTCACTGTCAAGACGCTCGATAGAATCGTTCAATTCTTCAATCCGCTCCGGGGTCAAATCTTTATGCGTCTTTATGTAGTCTTGCATCTTCTTTTTAAGCGCAGTGAGTGATGATGATGCAACGTTATCCAAATTCTTGAAGGCTTTATTCCACCCGGAAGTCTTTTTAAACTCCGTTAGGTCAAGGTCTGCAATATCTTTGTCTTTTTGTTTATCAATAGCAGCGCGTTCTCCGTCAGTTGTGGCTTTCTTTTTGTCTTGTTCTGCTTTGGCTATGATAGCGGCTCTTTTTTGGGCGTAGTCGCCCCATTGAGCAAGATACTCGGTCATGGCTTCAGTTTCGGCTTGTGCAATAGTATTGGCATAAGCCGTCTTCATATAGTCAAGTATGCCATCATAGCGAGTTTTCAGTTGAGTAAAGAATGTTTCCGTGCCGTCAGCGTTGACGAGTGCGCTTGCATCAACTGACGGTGTGCCCTTATCATCATAAGACACACCTATGCTTTTCGGGTCAAAGACTTTCTTGGCGTAATGGTCGTTGCCATGTGCAGCAGCGTTTTTGGCGTTGGCTTCTTCCTGTGCATCAAAGAGCGACTTTTGGTATTCGACTTCGGCAAGGATAGCGTCTTCGTACTCTCGGTGCGTTTCTTCTTGCTGACGCTCAAATTCCAACTGTTGCTGCACAAGCACTTTGTCACCACTTTCTGCCATTGCATTGATGCGAGCTTCACGCACGGCAAATTCTCCGTCCTTGGTAGCGCGTTCGCGCTCACGCGCTTGGTCGGCTTCCAACTTCAAGCGGTCTTGCTCGGCTTGTGCGGCTTCGCTATCCTTTTCGGCTTGTGTCTTGCCGCTATCAGATTTTTTGCCGGCGCGACTCGCGTTGTCATACTCGGCGAGTTTTTGGTTTGCTTCGGTAATCTTAGCTTTAAGTTGTATTGCATCTGATGAAGCCAACTCAGTTGATTTCATAGCTTTTAAGGCTCGTTCTGCGTTGTCGCGCTCATGTTCCCAGTAGGCATAATCTTGGATTACTTCCTTTGTTTTGTGGTCTCGGTGTAACCCGTCGTCTTTCTGAGGTTTTGGTTCGTCAGTGATGCCGAATCTTGCTCTTGCATCTTCTACGGTTTTTTCATAGTCGGCCTTACCTCTTCGCGCTTGGGCGGTAAGACTTTTTAGTTCATTGTGGGTGTAAGTTTGTGCCGGTGCATACTGCCCCATGTAAACGGCACGCACTTCATCAAACTGCGAAAGAAAATCTTGCGTCCAGTTTGATTTGCCACTGATTACATCATTTATAGTTTTTTTATGAGCATCAGCAAACGCTTGACCTTTTTTCTTTTTGATGTAGTTGTAGATTTTGTCATAACGTTTTGCATAATCCTCAGCATAGTTATCTCCTTCTTGCTTCACATAAGCGTCCATTGCTCGGGCGCGAGCGGCCTGTTCAGCAGCGTCCTTAACAGCTCGATATGCGGCTTCTACATCTTGGAGCGAAGAAACCTCATTGCTTAAACTATTAAGGTAGTTTCCGTATTGGTCAAGAATGTCTTTCTTTGCATCTCGGAATTCATCTGTTCCTTTCTTCGCTTTGCGTAAACGGTCAAACAAGACATCTATTTTTACAGACTCCGCAGCAATCTCACCTTGGCATTTATTAAACGCATCATTAAGACGCTTTTGCCTTTTTTCGGCTTCAGTCTGATATGTGCAAAGTTTATATATTGCCACTGCCACCGCAGCAATAGCGGCGGCTATGAGCATATACTTATTAGCACTTATTGCACGGTTAAGTTTCTCTTGAGCCTTAGAACAGATATTAGTTATCACCGCCCATAAGCCGCGTTGTGTTGTGTCTTTTTGAGTTGCAATAGTGCTCTCTACTTTGGCAATTGTTTCAAGTTCTGTGCTGGCAGTATTATAATCTGTTTGTGCTTTTTCGGCTTGCTTTGTTATGGTGTTAAGTTCCGTAACTGCGGCCTGTCTTTCAGTGGTTACGGCATTTGCTTGCTGAATGAGCGTTCGCTCGGCTTCTGCATTACCCGAAAGATGCGCTGCCATGATTTCACGATTAAGTGCATCTTCCCTCATCTTTAATGTCGCAACACGAGTATTAGCTGCGCTTTTTGCAACATTTGCTTCTGCAAGCTCTTTTGCAGCCTTATCTTGAGAAACAAACGCGGCCTGTTTCTTGGCAGCGACTTCGGCACGTAAAGCAGCCACTTCCTCTGCTTGGGCTTGGGTCAGTTTCTTTTTTGAAACTGCTTCTTGTAAATCCGCATCTACGTTAGCTTCCTTGGGTGCAAGTAATGATGCTAATGCTTGTTTTTCTGCTTCATACATCATTACTTGCTTGGTGTTATCTAGCGCCATGTATACTTTTAACGCTCCGTAAGTGCTGATAAGAATAAGCAATTCATTCTCCAAGTCCTTAATAGACCCGGTGCGGAATGCCTCATTCATTGAGTGAGAAATGTCGGCAAGGATTGATGTTGCACCATCTCCCATTGACTGCAACTCATTCAAGAAGTTAGTGCGGAGCATACGCATTTCTGCGCTCGCTCCTTTATTCATGATTTTATACGCATCATTGGCCGCGCCCGATGAGTTCTTAATCTGATTGATGAAGTCAGCCGTTTCTGCGGCATTTTCCTTGGAAATGCCGAGGGCAGCGCGGACGGCACGGACGTTGCTCAACTGCGCTTTCAGAGCAGCATTTGAGCCGTCAGAACGTTTCTCAATTTCTTGTAAGGCCGGTAACAAACCATTCTCAAACGCACTGTCGCCAAGTTCCGAAGCGACTGCCAGTATTGATGCAGACACCTGCGTCATGGCGTTCTGCGTTGAGTTACCTTGCTTTGTCAACTGTGCGACGGCAGCAAGGATTTCATCAATAGAAATCTTATAAGTAGCGGCAAGCGGAGCAACCGTAGCAATACTGCGTCCGAGTTCGTCCATGGTGGTCTTACCGAGGCGAACAGTGGTAAACAATTTATCGCTGACGGCTTCTGCTTCGTCTGCCTTCATGCGGTAGGCGTTGAGAATTGTTGTGATTGCATCAGCGGCGACTGCGGTCTCGGTTACACCGCCTACGGCTGCTTTGGCAGAGGCTTCAAGTACCTTCATGCCGTCCGCTCCGAGGTGTCCGGCAGAGTTGATTTGATAAAGGGCGGCTGCGGCAGTGTCAGGGGCTACGGCTATCTGCCGACAAAGAGCCAAAACTTGGTCTTTGTAACCTTGCATATCAGCAGCGACCTCGCCTGAGATTGTAGATACAATCTTCATTTGCTTGGTAAACTCCTTGCTCTCGGAATAGAGGCTTGACAGGAAAGAACCCGAAGCCATGAGCGCACCTATGCCGGTAATGGATTTGGCAATGTCAAGTAGCGAAGATTTGATACCACCGACCATTTTGTTGACTCCGCTTGAAACGTTGCTCGTCATTGATGAGAAACTGCGGTCAATCTGTGCGCCGGTGCGTTGCGCCTGTGATGATATGCGACTGAATTGCTGCATCGCGTTGTGTGCGTCGCGTCGCAGTGCATCATTCGTTATCCTTATGTCAAAGTTTTGTGAGCCGTTATTGGTATTCATAAATCTTCCTCGTCTATTATGTCGGCATCAAAATTGCCTACGATGTTTGCGTCAATGCTATCGTCCCAATCTGCATCTTTCTTGTCGGTGTCATAGGAAGGAGCGGCTGAACCATATAGCATAAGATTTTTATAACTGATACCATGTAGAACGTAGTCAGGAGTGCAGTGAAATGACTGAGTGTAGCCATATATCATTCCCCAGATTGAGTCGGATTTTCCACCTCCACTGTCGGCTTTATGTGATTTGCTGTGGTCAGGGAAGTGGTAATGGCGAAAAAATCGGTAATCTGCATATCAACAAGGCGACGATGCAAGATGAGTTGCAGGGTAGAAGGTGAGATTTCATTGAGGATAATCTGCGTGAGGTGGTCTATTTCCAACACCATACGCTCCTTGTTGCGCTTTGTGATGCGTTGCCAAAGACGTTTGAAGAAGCCGACCTTGGGCGAATAAACATCATCAACAACTTTCCTGTTTTCTAACACTCGCTTTGCACCGAGAAGGAGCGTTGCTACGATGCGAGCAATGGTGCGTCCGTGCTTGGCGTTGATGAATACCTCGCTAATAAGGTTGTCGTTGTCAAAGTTCACCGGGGGGAGTGTAGCCACCAGTTCCGATGTCATGATGATAGTAGCGAGCGTAGGGGGCGCAAGCGGATACTCATTACCGCCTACAACAATTATTTCCGAGGCGCGTTCAAGGACGGTCTCGGAAACTTTGCTTTCTATGGTGTCGGGTCTTTCCATTGTCTATGTGATGATGTTATGAGTGGTCTTTCGGGAGTTGAACCACGATGCACCGTAGGTGGTGACGATGCAGCGACCGCGCAAGACCTGCGCCGCTTTCACCTGACGCATTGATTGGGTTTAAGCGCCTAAGCTGGAAGGTTTGGCTTTCTTGAAGCGCTTGTACCAAGAGCCACTTTCGGGTTTGATAATCTCAAACTCAAGGTCAAGGTAGTTACCTTCTTCTTCGCTCCAACCGGGCTTAACGGCTACGTTGGTTTTGGGTGCGGCGATACCGATAGCACCTACGTTCTTGGGGGTTACCTTCACGGAGAAAGGCTTATCCACTACATGGGTGTTGACTTCGTATTCATCGCCACTACCTGCTTTGCCGAGGCCGAACAGTGTGTAGATTTCGTCGCCGGGTTCGATGATGCGGGTCTTCAGAAGGAAGCCGCCTTCCTGTGTTTCTTTGGCGACAGTTTCGCCACCGGTTGCCTTTATTTCCAGTGTCTCGCCGTCAGACGGTTCAAGGGTGGATGACTTGTCTTTTATAGTGCCAAGGTCGGTCAGGTCAGAGGCCATTGCTTCGTTCTCCGGGGTCTCGCCGACCTCAAACTTGCACTTTGACCATGCCATTGTTTTCTTTGACATAATATGATGTAGTTTAGAAAGTTATTAGTTTAAATTTTAATCTCGTATAAATGAAATGCTGGTTAATTTCCTCGTTCATCATTGTATGAGGGGTCTCGTCTAACTCAATCAAATAGTCGCTATCTTCGGAGTTCTCTACAAATGAAAGAATGAGTTCTTGCAACTCCCCGATGCGCTTCTTGTCGGCGACAGGTCTGCCGTCGCTTGTGATAATGTCGGGGACGTAAGTATTGATGATGACTACACCTGTTTGTAGTTGTTCATTCAGACCTGCAAGGAACTTCACAACCATATCCTCAGACTTTGCGTCGGCAGGTCGCATTTCGGAGCGGTATACACCGCCCTTAATGGCTTTGCCCCAATCGCTATTCTTAACAAAAGAATAGAAATCGCGCTCAATCTGCATCTCGGTTTTATTCATCGCTTGAACTTCCTTAGTAGTTTGTCGGCAAGACGCTCGGCTTCCAGTTCGGCTGATGTCAAAACGTCCTTGCCCCGGACTGCTTCAACATAAGTAGCGTAGTTCATACCTGCGCTGACTATAAGCACGATGCCTTTGTTATATTTGGATTTGAGTTTTGAAATGACTGACTGCCCTGTGGCTGCGCCTTGTGTTCCACGCCCTTTGGAGCCGGAAACAGGAGTAAAACCGCCTGTCTCGCGTTCCTCGCCGTCAACCAAAATGGTATATCCGATTGACGAGCGAAGGTTGCCTGTAACGTCATGGTAAGACCCTTCATCGGGTTTCAGTTCACGAGCGCGTTTTACTGCTGCTACGCCAATCATGTGAAGGCGATAGACAACATCTTCCGTAACACGTTCGACGTGCCGGTCAATCTGCGCTTGCAACTGCGACATTGGGGTCTTACACACTATCGGCATGATGTTACACAATTATCTTGGTGCGACCCATTGAAGGCAACGGAGTGTAAGACAGAACCCTGTACTCACCTAATTCATCATCATAGCGAGATAGTTTCACTCGCGATGTCTTTATAGGAAAGTTGCTTTCCACAAGGACTATGAATGAGGCTTGCCGAAACTCGCCGTCCTCATATTTTCCAACTCGGTTGTCCGCGTTGGTTTCGATGTTGCAATCTATTGGGTCGCTCCACCCGGTCATTGCCGGTATGGGTTCGCCCCATTCATCAACACCGCCTTTCTTGACGGTTTCAATCTGCATTACTCCGTTACACCGCATGGATTACCAAAGTTTAGAGCCATCATCAATGACCCGGAAGTAATCAGCGAGTTCATCTTCTGCGTCAAGTCCGTAATCCGTGCACCATGATGCAAGGCTATTTTTGAGCGCGTCCTCGCTCATTACGGAGGTGGAGAGACCGCCTTCGGAGCGGCTGCTCTCCACATATCCCTTAATGAGTCGGACAGCCACTCGGAAGATATTCGCGTCCTTCGGCATTGCTTCGGCTGACGCATCAATCTCCGCGTTGAATAGCGCAAACTCAACAGTCGCTTTATCGGGATAAAACGTGTTGGCTATGGCATTGCAGATACGGCTTGTCGCTTCAAGATTTGTCACTGTTTATGCTTCGGTTTTGAGGGTATAGATACCGTTCATTTCAGTTATGACGGGGAGAGAGATAGACTCTGCTTCCACATACTGAGCACCGGTGGTTTCTTCGCGCTTGCCGACCTGCCACTGCGAAACGCGGATGCGTCCGTGATTGGCGTACGAGATACCCGGTTCGGGGTTGAGTTCGTCGTTGGTGTAAGCGTTTTTGATGATACCGAGGTTGCCGGCAGGTACGAAGACAAGGTTCTTCTCGTTCCACGGCGAGTAGGTTTTGATTTCCGTGCCGTTCTGCACACGCATCTGGCGACGGATAACTTCAAACTGTGGCATGCCGTTTGCGGCCATGAACTGGTTCAGGGCGGCAGGGAGCAGGACGCTCTCGGCTTTGTCGCTGCCGAAGATGACCTTTTTGAGTCGGGCGTTGCGGCAGATGTAGGAAAGTTTGGCGGGCGAAATGAGGATTTTGTCGAAGGACACCTTGTCGCTTGCTGCATCAAGGACGGCCTGAATGTCCTCGAATACGTCCACGTTTGCACCGGCTTTCCATTCTTCGGTTGCGGATGCGATGTTGGTTTCGGGCTGATTGTAGTTGATTTCACCGCGAGCACCGCCTTCAGGGTTATTGGTTTCGTCAAGGACGAACTTACCCTCGTTGGAGAGTGCTCCGAGGAAAATCATGTCAATCTTATCTTCAACCGACTGCACCACGTCAGTAACCTTGCCCCACATGATGTCGATAAGCTGCTGGGTGCGCTGCGAGTCAGCGATGATGCGATTGTTCTTCAGCTCCATAATTTTGCGCACTTCTGCGTCCGTCAATTTTCTGCGGATAAGGTGGCGCACCATGCGTTCACGGACGGTCTGCAGTCCTTCCGTGCCGATGATAGGAGCGTTAGAATTTTCTCCAACGGTGGGAGCGGCGATTGAGATGTTGTATTGCCCGATGATTTCCTCAAAGTTGAGGCCAACGCTCGGAGCGTCCCACGTGAGGAAACGGGGGTAAATGACGTTATCGAAAAGGCGCTTCTTGGCCTCCGAGATAGCATCGAAGCGAACCTGCACTACGCGAGTCAGGTTGCCGAAAAGATTTGAATTTTCAAACTGTTCCATGATGCGTCAGGTTACTGTGTGATGAATTTGATACCGGGATTGTCTTTGAGGCAGTAGCCCTGCTTCCAGTTAGCCACGATGGGGAAGGGCAGATTGCGATAGAGGACGATAGCCTCATAGGCTGCGTCGAGTACGTCAATTCCCTTGCCGTCGAACTTCTTCTCAACAGGCGTTACTGCGTTGGGAGTGTAGGCTGCTTTTACTGCGCCATCTTTCTCAACGCCTTCTACGATATTGTCGCCCTTGGCAAGGCCGGTGTAGGCGGCGTTGAGGTTGATAATGTCATAAGCAGCGTTAGTAGTGTCAACAGACGCTACTTCGCCGAGGGTAGTGCCACCTACCTTCATGATTTTGTCGCCAACCTGGAACAGTGTGCCTTTTGCTACGTAGACTTTGGAAGTTGTGCCGCCGTCAAGGACGGTAGCGGACTTGCAGATTGCTGCGGTGCGAGCGTCAAAGTCAACATACAAGGGCGTTGCTTCGGGAACGAGCGTACCAACGGCAATGTTCTGCACCGGCTTGAAGCCGCCGGGGAGAGGCTTGGACGTACCCGGCCAAATGTTGGGTTTCTTGCCGGAATACTCCTCTTTTTTGAATTTGATTGCCATTTTTAATGAGCGTTTGGGTTAAGGGTAGAGCAAACTTAAAGGTTAGCCGCCCATGCTTTTGCATCAGTTTTGAGTGCTTCAAGCGAGGTGGATGTTTCATGCCCTTGCTCCTTAGGCATGAGGTTGTTGTTTACCAAGTCCTGACGGAATGCGGCGAGTTCCTTTTCCACGTCTGCGTCATCAGCTATGGCAAGACGTTTGAGCAGGTAGTCGGGTATGCCGTGTTTCTTGGCGGCTTCGGCAATTTCTGCGTTGCGAATGGCTTTGGCTTCCTTGGCTTTGAGGTCAGCGTTTTCTTTTTCAAGTGCGCTCATCTTGTCTTGGAACGGCTTGAACCAGTCGGGAACGGCATTGTTGCCGGGCTTGTTATTTCCCTCTCCTTCGCCCTCTTTTTTAGATGGCTCATCGGCAGATGGCTTGGCCATGCCCTTGCGCGTTATCTCTTGCTGCATCATGCGAGCGAAAGGAACGAGCGACAGGACTTTGACCTGAATGTCCTCGTCGGAAGCATCGTCGGCAAGACCCTCGCAACCTTGCTTGGTAAGGTCATCGATTGCCTTGTCAGTAAGACCGAAATCTTTTGTCTGCTCCTTCAAGAACTGCTTAAATTTCTTTTTCATAATGTGGTGTATGAAGATAGTTAAAAATCATAGTGCGCTTTACGAGCGCAAATATACTTAATATTACAGAAAACTGCGCTAAACAAGCGTAAAAAATTTTAAGTTTTTAATCCGTTGACAAGTTGGTAGTTGTGAGAAAAGTACACTTTTGAGTAAACTTTTCTCAAACTTTTCTTTGGTTTTTCTTGGACACTACGGATATATGCCTTAATTTTGCAGCATAAAGATACGCTTAACAAGCGCAAATTAGAAACAGATATGAAAACAGAAAAGACAATCTTCTTCAATGGTCGCAAAAGAAAAGCAGAAGACATCGTGGCAATTGTTCGTGATGCAGCGGGTAAATTGGTAGATGCAATCTTCCCCGGAGTTGGTAATCACAAAGTCGCCCTTGATTGGTTTGAATGGCGAATCCAGCGTATTCCTACCGAGTATGAAGGCACAGGTGCAGTAGAAGTACAGTTATATGTAGGCAACGACATCATAGCATACGCAAATCTTTAATGGTCACAAGGGGCGGTGATGAGCCGCCCCCATAAAAGCAACATCATCATGCAGACAAAGACATCAAAAGCAGTCAACCTATTCAAGGAAGGCAAAATAAAAGAAGCACTCCGAATCTTCAAGACATTCAGAAACGGCTTCACAAAGGAAGAAAAGCGCAGCATAGAGATTGCTTATGAAAGTATGACTGGCAAGGCACAGTTCTATCAATCGCTCGGCATTGATACCGAGGCGCACATAGCAGTCGCTAAACTCGTGATAGCCAATTACGCAATATAAGTTAACATCATTATAAACCCTCAAAAAATCCGCAACAAATGGAAGAAAAATTCCTCTCTTTTGACACTGCAAAGGTGCAAACACTGACCCTCGACCAACTCGCGCGCACACAACTCGAAAAGGACGTGTACGGCAATCCGCTCCGAGGCATCTACCACTTCGCCCTCATCAATCAAATCCTTGACCTGTGCAAGGAGCAAGGTTACAACACCGAGGTGTATGACCTGTTCGCAGCGCAGAACAAGGAACGTCAAACACCGGGCGTAGTCCTTATCCCTGAACTTGAAAAACAGTATGGGGAACGCGCTACCGAGGCACACCTGCTCCGCCGAGTGTTCGCTAACATCCGCATCACTGACTTTGATGATGATGCGCACACAACCTGCCTCGCAGTTGCCTTTCATCAAAAAGGCATACAGGTTGGTTTCGGCAACAACGTGAAGATATGCCACAACCAATGTATGCTTGGCCGTGAGCAATACATCGCAACCTACTCCGAGGGAGGCAATGGCCGTCGCGCAAAGGAAGACCGCATCGAAATTCCGCAGGTGCTTGACGCGGTCAAGTCATGGCTGCTTGACGCTCGCCACATCATTGTGACCGAGCGCGAGAAAATCGAGCGCATGAAGAACATCGAAGTCAGCGCAGACCAAATGTTCCGGCTCATTGGTCTGCTCACGGCAATCCGTGTAAAGAACGACACCGGCTGCAAGGAGATACAAGACCGCCGCACCTATCCCCTCAATCAGGCGCAAATCTCGCAGTTTACTGAGGCGATGATACTGCATTACCACAGGACGCAACACATCAGCGTGTGGGACGTGTACAACGCAGCCACAGAACTCTACAAGGCAAGCAGCATGGAAATCCCGGCCTTGCTTCCACAAAATCGCTCAATGGTTTCATTCCTTGAAGACCAATTCCAACTCGTTTAATCATCATGGGAGAGTGGCTTCGGCTGCTCTCCCTTTCATAAGTCCTAAGCCACATGACTATTTATACCATAGTAGTTGTTGAGGACAATACAGTGCAATTCCTCAAATCGTTTAGCTGCTTTGAATATGCAAAGGAATGTCTTAACAACAAAATCGCAGATATGCGTGAGAAGTACGACCAATCAACTGAATGGTACGAAAACGAAGATGACCTTTCCGAACTTGACGAGAGTAAGTTTTGTGAGTTGCTATTCAATTACAACAAAGCCGCTATAATGCTCACGCACGACACCATAGGGTAAAACATCATAACACAAACAACGCAACAAATGAGAACCTCTGACACCACAAAAACTCCCCTCGAAAAGCAATATGCCGAAATGAAGCAAAGGCACCCCGATGCTATATTGCTTTTCAGGGTAGGCGACTTCTACGAAACCGTTGCTGATGATGCAATCTCGGCGAGCGATATACTCGGCATAACGCTCACGCGCAGACACAAGGCAGACGGCACTATGACCGAACTTGCAGGTTTCCCATATCATGCACTCGACAAGTACCTACCCATGTTGGTAAGGGCAGGAAAGCGCGTTGCTATATGTGAGCAACTGGAAGCACCCAAGCCGAAGCCGTCGCCGCGCCCTGCATCAACACTCCCACCGCTCCTCAAACCTGAGCCGAAGCCAATAGACATCAAACCTGTAATAACCGCTATAACTGCACTTGTTGGTGTGATTGATACTTTGCACAAGTGGCAAGAAATAATGCGTCATACGCAAGATATACGCGACTTGGCGCAGTCGCTCAAATTGCCATTGAAGCGAGTTGTGGATATGGCCTTAAAAGAAGTCCTTGCGCCACCGGTGCAACCTTCATTATTCGATGTTTGCGAGCCGCAAAGCGACTATGCTTCAATCCCACAAATTAAGTTGTCTTATGTTTCAGACAGTAAGCCAAAGGTCAAGATTAAAGGCTCGCAGGACACCGCAGAACTGTTTCGCCAATCATTTGAGCCGGGCGAGATTGAGATGCGTGAGTATTTAAAGGTCATGTATCTTAACCGCGCCAACAAGGTACTTGGCATCAACATTCACTCAATGGGCGGCAGTGCATCAACAGTGGTTGACTTGAAACTCATACTGTCAGGAGCGTTGCTCGCTAATGCTTCATCAATCATAGTATGCCACAACCACCCAAGCGGCGCCCTTACACCCAGTACGCATGATGATACGCTCACGCAACGCATCAAAGAGGGCTGCAAGTCGGTTGAACTTGCGCTCCTTGACCACATCATCATTACACAGGACGGCTACTATTCCTACAATGACGAAGGAAAATTGTGATTTTTGCCCTCGGTTGAGTCATGTTGGTACTCATAAGGTTATGACTTTCAGTGAAAAAAGTTTACTTTTCGAGTGTACTTTTCTTGGAAAATGCTTGCAGATACGAGATATAGACATTAGTTTTGCAGCATAAAGATACGCTTAACAAGCACAAATTAGAAACAGATATGAAAGCAAAACTCAACAGTATGGAAGCGCAAGTTTTTGAAGCTTGCAAGAAAGCCGAAGGCCAAGAAATCGAAGAAGAAGTGTGGTTTGAGTGCATTGACCGCAAAACGCTCGGCCTCACAGTCAATCAACTCAAAGGCTACATCAGTAGCCTTATCAGAAAAGGCTGGTTACGCCAAGTAGGATTTGAACCCACATACCACATCGCATAAGTCAAAACAGGGGCGGTGATGAGCCGCCCCACAAAAAATACATCATCATGGCACACTCACCTATAACCTTAAAACGGCTGCAAGCCGAAGCCGAGCGACAGAACTTTTATGTGCTTCATAACGAGCATAACGGCATGGTCGCTCTCAAAGCGTACTTCACTTATGAAGACGGCTTTATACCTCAAACAGTATATATGTCAAAGCGCGAAGCATACCAATGGCTCATGGGTTACGCCTGTGCAAAGTATGAAGTATAACATAAACCTCAAAATTATAAACAGTATGGAAAGACAGTATGCACATTGCCCGGAATGTGACGACCACATGGAGGCAGAATACAGACGCGGTCGCTGGCATTGCGAGAATTGCGGCCACGACCTCACCGAAGCCGTAGAACGTAACATGAAGCGCTACGAACAGTTCAAAAAGAAACAGGCACGCAAGAAGTAATCATCATGAAACTGTACTACATCACAGGGCACGACCACATGGACGAGTGCGGCGGAGTTTGCATCAATCAAGTTCACCGAATGTTCAAGACACGAGAAGCCGCCGAGTCATGCTTGGCATTGCACATTAAAGACGTTAGAGATTACCTTTGGTATCTCCACAAGGAAGACGGTGTGAGTTACACTGATGAAGTCCGAACCAAGAACGGCTGCATAGATTTCTTCATTGCAGAGGCAATCTATGACCTCAGCGACCCGAAGCAATACGATGCGTTTCTGGAATCACCGGCAATGTGTGAGGCCGGCATGTGTGATACAGATACCAAGGTTAGCGTCAGCATTGACCATGAAGCCGAAACGCACATCTACCGCAGGGAAGATGATAACACCAAGACGCAGACGTTTGCCTGTCTCTCAATCTATGAAATAGAAACCGACAATCTAACGTAACAATGAATAAGAAATTTCTAAACGCAGTCATAGAGGCTATGTCAACCTATGACGAGGCGATGAATGCTGAAATCTTCAACATCTTCGCCAGCAACCGAGACAATATCGACTTCGGACTCATCAAGAACGGAGTGTATGTCTTCAACATGATGGACAACTCTCAAGCAGCGCAAGCCGTTAAGAAATTCGGCTTTGATGTTGTGAAGAAAGCCGTAGAACAAAACCATGACTGGATGTTGTATGCCGAAAAGGACAACAACCGGCAATGGAAATTCTCAAGCAAATCTCCGTCAATGTGCTTTGCAGAATACGCGGAGAAGATAGTCTATGATATTCTCAACCGCCCGAAGGACTTCCCTTCATGGGCATGGGAGGCAGTCGCAGCTCCTCTCAATGAATTGCTATGGAGCGAGTAATCAAACTGCCGACCATCCAGCGTCACCCTCTCCGTGACGCTTGGATGGTGTTCGCTCCCCAACAGGTCAATCCATTTAATATTCCCTTCATCGGAACTTTAAGGGAGTGTAAGAAGGCGTTAGCGCATCTTGAAAAGAAACTTATAGAACATGGATACAACATCATCAGATAATACCAACGTTATGGAAACAACCGCAACCACAACCAAGCACTGTACCAAGTGCGGACGCGACCTGCCCACATCATCATTCTGCCGGAAGTCCAGCTCAAAGGACGGCCTGCAGACGTGGTGCAAGGAATGTCATACCAAAGCGAGGCGCAGTAATTTCACTTCGGCTCGCATCATCAAACAGGACAATCCGCTCTCGGCATACACTCCGCGCGAGTTGATGCAAGAACTCTATGCTCGCGGCTACAAAGGCTCTCTGACCTACACCAAAGTAATTGATATTTCTAAACTCTGAAACATCATGGGAACAATATATCGTACCAAACAAGGCGAAGTGTTCAACTGTGAACACTGGATAGAAAGTGATATGGGCGACAAGTACGCTCTCAATGAAAACGACTTCCCAGAAATCCACGCCATTGCACTCGCAGACCTCGCAACTGTCAACGCCAACACCTTTGACTTCATCGTAGAACACTTCCCCGATTATGAGCATTGCCAAGAAGCAGCCGCACTTGATGACCTTGACTGCCTCATTGACGGAGAGTGTGATGATGAAAAGACCGAGCGCATCACATCAACCTACGGCAGCGACCCTGAAAACTGGAAGAATACCCGTGCGGCAATCTACGCCAATATGATACAGGTTGCCATTGAGGAATACCAAAAATCTTTATTATAACCACGCCTACGCCCTTTCAAGCACCGAGGCGATAAAATGTATATTTCAGTCGCCAAAGTGCGTGAGAGTGCGTAAAAATGATTAGATTTGCAGTATGAAATTAGTACACGTTCACTTCAAGAAACCTTTCCAAGGAAAGGATGATATGTACTTCGGCTCATTTGCGGCTATCTACGAGAATGTGCCGAGAGAAGATATGGGTGTCAGCATGACCTACCTTTGCGACACCTGCCGCCTCAACGGCGGCTTCTATGAGAACAAGAAAATCATCGTTAAGGTAGGCGAGTTCATCACAAAGAGGAAAGGTAAGCCCAATGAATAAAGAATACCAAAAACTAGCCTCTGAAATGGCAAAGGCGAGCATTTACCATGATGCAGAATATCTCGGTACATGGAAAGGTTATGAGGTATTCGCGCCTACTTTTGATGATGATGCAGTCCACTATATAGGCTTCCCGCAGTTCATTCTTTGCAAGGATGACGAAGCACGTTGGACGAAAAATCGCACCGAGTCAAGGCAGATTGCACTGACTTTTTATGATAAAGAATAAACTTTTTGAGATTAAGCATTGTATCTTAGTAAATAATGCTTAACTTTGCAGTCGAAAGTCAACCATACTTCTCACATGTCGGCGGTTTTCCGTGCAGGCTTCGGGCGGGTCGTTGACTTTCTTTTTTTTAGATAAACTTGATGTTATATAAGTACTCCGCATCTGTGAGCTTTGTCTTAATCTCAATCTCTTGTCCGCGATACGTGACGCGGTAAACATTGAAACTATAACCATGATGTCTGCCCGGCTCTGGTGAACCATCCGTTAGCAACTCTGCGCGAGGCATCCATTCTTTATAGTCATGCGCTACATCGAGAATATCAGATATGTTATTTCTGTTTATATTCTTCGCGAATATCTCTCCAAAAGTCCCTTGGTTAACAATAATGTTATTCCCTTGTATATTTTTTACCACGTCTCGTAGTGCAGGGGTTCCATCGGGCAATTCAACAGTAGGTAGATTGTTCTTTACCCATTCAGTATTATTTCGGCGAACTTGCTTCAAAACATCTTGTCTTAATCTTGAAACGCCACCTGTTGCAGCAGTGCCTGATGATGCAGACGTTCCACTCTTTGTGAGGATTTCCGCAGCATAATCCGGTTTTATCCGTAAGTTGTCAACACGGAGAAGATTGATACCTCGCGATAAGTCTATGCCTTTTATATACTCCGTGAAATCTGGGATTACCTTTCCGTTTTGTGGGTCATAATAGCGTATGGTATCACCTATCTTCTCCACTGTGATGATGTGTCCAGAACGTGTCTTGCCACCACCTTGCCACGTCCAGTCAATATGATAGCGACCGTCTTCAGTAAGGTTGGTTTCAAGTTCCGAAACCAGTTGTTTACGATTGGCAACTGTTTTGGCAAAGCCTTTCTTGTGGCGTTTGCCTGTCGGGTCTATGTACGACCACTGATTAAACTCTGCACCAATTCGCATCTTACTCGGTACTTTACCGTCAGCCGTTTGCCAAATGCCATTGGTGCACCTTGAAAGAACCTCTGATTTGCTACCTGCAAAATTGCCAAGAGCCTGTATGTTGAAGCCACGTCTGCGTAATTCATTGGCAACAACGCAAGTTTGACAGTTGACGCGGTACATAACATCGGCAGCGAAATTGGGATTACTGCGCAACATATCCGCTTCAAAGAAGGTCATGTACTCTCCTTGCTCCACTCCAAGAGCCTTTGCAAAAACCTTCATATTCTCAGCATTTGCTTTTGTTGCCATGAATGATGATGCCGCAGCCGTTTCCGAAGATATGCGGCCTTGCAGGGCGGCTTTCGCTTTTGCATAGTCAATTTTGAAAGCACCAAATTCTTTAAGGTCAATCTCATCTTGTAAAATCAGCGCCCACTCGCGCATATCTTTATCACGCCAAGAGCCTATCCTATCAGTTTCAGCAACAAAATTGTTGAATAGTCGCGTGTTCCAAGACGTCTGAATCCGCTCGACATCAGCCGCAGTCCGCTTCGCATGACGCTCTGCCGCCCTCTCTGCGATTCTTTGTCTGATGGATGGGTCAGCAATCGGATTGCCGAAAAAGTCTTTATCGTTCCATGATGATATAATCTTTCCATTCTTATACTCGATAAATCCCATGTACTGCATCATATCGGCCTTTGCCGCATCATTAGCCGCCCAATATCGATAATTCGACAACCCGCCATTTGCCGAAATGTATTCGACACGTTTGATTTGCGCCGCCGTGAGGGGTTTTTCGAGGTCGAACGAATGAACAACCGCATCGTTCCCCTTGAATTTGATGATGTAATGATTCGTGTCCTCGACATCAAATCCGAGCCGTTTGTTTTCAAGTTCGTCTTGCAATGTGCCGAGCATTGTTTCGCGTGTTGTCGATTGGTACAAATTCGCGAAATCGAGGTCTTCTTCGGTCGATAACATTCCGGTGTAACGACCGTGTTCAAGCACTTGCAACCGTTCGGTTTCGGATAATGACTCCCATTTACGATAAATTTCACGTTCCGATAAACCGCCTTGATATGATTCCTCGAGGTTGCCTTGTGTGCGCAAATGGTCGATAAGGTCATGCGCGTTTTGCGGCAGTCCTTGCGGTTGTGCTGGGGTTGTGTCCGGATTCAAAATGTTGTCGATAACACCGGCGTTATTGCGTATGAAATACGGTTCTGTGCCGCGTTCACGCGCCGCCGCGATGTTGTCGGCGTTGTCGCGTACAAATTCCTTGAAGTTGTCGGGATAATCGGTTATAGCAGGTGTTTCGGGGGTATATTCCTTGCCCTCCAATTTTGCGTCAGCCATAGCCTCCAATTCATCATCCTTCGGCAAAATAGGTGTCATGACGCAGAAGCACTGCGGATGCCAACCTGTAAACTTGAATGTCTTTGGATAATTCCCTGCAAGTTCATCGCAGATGTCAGGCTGTGGGTGCGACTCGGACGGCTGAATATGTATGCCGAGAATAAAGTCCAGTTGCTCCCACCGCGCGTTGTCGGCCGCACGGTACGCCATATTGGTTTCCGTGCGAGTTACACGCATCGCGTTCTTTGCCGAAGATTTGTAGTAGCCGGGGCCAGTCCACTCATCGCGGTAACTGTCCTTGTCGTAATCTATCCATGTGTGCTTGCCGGTGTCGGGGTCTGTGATGCGCTTCTTCCATTTGCGTTGCCAGTTGCCTTCCTCGTCCTTATAGCGAAAGCGTCGGAACATGAGGTCGGGGTCATTGAGATACTGACGCACCTTTCGGCTCATAGATGCGGCAGAGTCTCCTTCGCCTATGGCAATCGTCATGGCAATTTCCATTTCATCGCGCAGTTGTCGGGTTGACTTCCAAACGCGGTCAGACAGGTTCATGCCTTTGTCCGTGCGCTCAATGAAAGCACGTCTTGCATCATTGTTCCTGTGCAACCAACCGCGGAAGTTTTCATCATTCAGCACACGTTTGCCGAATAGCGAGCCAATGAGTTTATCCGTTTCGGCATTGGCCGCGTCCCACTCCAATTTTATGCCTTTTTCGATAGCCGTAGTTGCAGCCGCGTGAAGCCTACGGAGCAACATTTCAGTCTGCTCCGCTTTCTTGCGGTTGCCTTCATCATCAAAAGAAAACATTACGCCTGGGTCAAGCGTAGGAAGCGACTTGTTGAGAGCGAGAATATCGTTCACTGTTTGAGCAAACATTTTCCTCACTTTCTCGGCATACGCTTCCGTGCGCTTGATGCGAGCGAAAGTTTCTGGGTCAGGACGTGCCATAGATTGATTTTAACCGGCCTTATTCCGCGTTTTTATCCTTTGGGTTATTGTTTGTATTACCGTTCTTGTTTTGGGGAGAGAACGCGCTTTGTGCGCCTTGCTCGTCATCATCATTGCCAAAGATGGATTGCTGCATTTGTTGACGCGCTCCCTTTTCCTGTGCAAGACGCTCTTTTTCGAGAGTGATGTCTTTGACGAGCGGGTTGCGCTCAATAGCACTTTCTGCGGAAAGTATCTCTCCGTCAACGCAGGTAATGATGTTTTTAATATCTTCGGCAATATCTTCGCCAAAGGGTTCTTGGAACTCATGTGTCACAACGAGGTTGTCGCACTCGGAGCGCAAAGACACGTCAAGGACGTTGCCGATAATTGCCGTGATGAGTGATGCCGTGCGGTCGAGCAATTCATCATGTTTTTCTTTGTGCTTGGAGGCTTTGATGTCGGCAAGCATCATAACGGTACGCAGAGCCTTTCCCGATAGTTGCGAAATAGATTTGAGCGTGTCGAGCGTGATGTTTGGCGTAAATGTGTCACGCAGAATATGCGTTTGCAGCCACTCAACTTCATCTTTTTTAGACTGTGGGGCATTGTCCCATGTGAGGTAGCGAGCCGCCTTGTCAACGCCGTCCTTGTCGTTTGTGATGAGCAATTTCGCAGCCTCTTTCTTCTCCGGCATATTCTTGATAAGGTCGGAGGCCATGATGGCGATTGGGTCAGCGAAGTAGTCGTTGGTGTCGGCAGTGCGAGAGGCTATCATTTCCTCGCGTTCAATCAGTTGCTCCACACCTGCCCACTCCTTGTTTTGTTGGAACAGGATAACTGGTATCTTGCCGATAAAGTTTGTTTCTGCTTGCACTTCCCAGCCGACAGTCTTGCGTCGGGCGCAGTGGTAGATTACCTTGGGCGTGAAGATGTCGAAGTGATAGACAACTTCATCATGTTCTTCCTTGACGTAGTAGCCCCATGCAACGGAGAGCAAGTTCTCGAATTGGTCGAAGCGAGTGTAGATTTCATCGCCTTTACTCCGGGCAAGGACGCGGATTTGCACGTCAGGATTGCCTTCTTCGTCCTTGAATACGCGGAAAAGCATTGCACTCTCCGTTTCCGCTCCTGCAAGGCGTTTGCACTGGCGTATCTTTGAGTCAAAGCGAGTGCGCTTTATGACTTCTTGGAACTTGTCGAAGGCGCGGTCTGTGCCGTCGGACTGTTGCAACCATTTAACAGGCTGTCCGTATAGGAACACCAAAGAAATCTCATTGATGTAAGTAGGGTACGGTATAGGCAGTTTCCACACAGGCTCGCGCCTGATGACTTGACCTTTCTTGTTGGTTATCTCCTTGTCGGGGCGATACATTACGTTATGGGTGGATACGTTGTACTCCTTGAGTGCTTGCATAACCATCTCCATGCGGTCTTGCATCTTCTCCTTTACTGCCGATATGTCTTTGGCAGCGAGCAACTGTTCAAATTCTTGATTGCGTCCAACCAGTGCATTGATGTAGTTGCGAAAAAAATCTACTATTACCATGGCTTATGTGAGGGTTAAATTGTTTGCTAAAAGGGGTTGAGATTGTCGTAATCTATATCGTCATCTTCATCGTAGAGGTCGTTAATCGCATATCCCAAAATATCCACAAATTCATCATGTGGCATTGCCGGGAAGCCGCATACTTCGTCAAGGAATTGCTCGTTCCAAGAGCCTTCAACAATGAACACTCGGCCACATTCTATTCGGGGCGACACTACGCGCAGACGCACTTCTTTATCATCAGTTGGCGTAGGCGTTTGCTTCACATTGAGCGTAGTTGTTTCCTTCAACATTTGCACCACGCTTATGCCGTTGGCCTTCGGTTCAATGTGCAGAATGCTTTCGTTGTTGCCTTCGTGCGCATTGATGTATTCCGGCAGGAAACGCAACAAGTCGGGCATTTCTTTCCATACCTGCATCGCGTTGTAGAGGTATATGTAATTGCCAATCTTGCAAGCCGCGAGAATGCCGGACGGGTCATTGTCTTGCCCTTTCTTTTTCTTGTTGTAGGCGGTGTCAAGATAGAAGTGCATAGGCTCACGGAAGCGCAACGCTTTGAAGTCGGCGAGCGAGATTTTTTGAAACCATTGTCTTTTCACGATATTACCGCCCTCTACTGATGGGTGCTGCTGATAAAGCGCAGCAAACTCACGCGGTGCGCGAGCCTGTTGCTTCAACAACTTGCTTATTGAATGTCGGTCAGGCCAGAGCGCGTCGCCTATGTGCCGTGATGATAGCCCACCATCATTCTCTACCTCGCAGATTGCAGGGATAGAGAGAACAGTCCACTCTTGCGGTTCGGCTTTGAGGATGCGCCCTGCAAGGTCATCTTCATGCCACCGCGTCATGATGAATAATTGCTTGCTTTGGTTGTGCAGACGAGTAGTCAATACCGTGTTGTACCAATCCCACACATTCTGCCTATATGTGATTGAGTAAGCCTCTGCCGCGTCTTTTACCGGGTCATCAATAATGGCAATATCCACAGGCGTACCTGTGAGAGGGCCACCAACGCCCACGGCTTTATAAAAGCCGCTATGGTTTACCGTTTCAAACATATCCACAGTGCGCCTGTACCCACGCGACCTTTCGTGTTTGTTTGATGCAGAATTAAGGTAGGTGTTGGGAAAGATTTCAGCATAAGACATATCGTCCATGGTGCGCTGAATGGAGCGAGAAAACTGCGATGCAAGGCTTGATGAATAAGAACAACCGACAATCTTTAAGTCAGGGTTGATGCCTAACGCCCATGCAGGGAAATTGCGACTTATAACTTCGCTTTTCCCATGTTGGGGCGGCACGAACACCATAAGGTTTTTTATCTTCCCTTCGATAAGCATTTGGCAATGGTCGGCTATGATTTTATGGAACCACTCGCAATGGTACTTCGGATTGATGTAAGTGAGAAAGTGTGCAAAGGAGGTCGGAGCTGCGAGCTTCATTTTTTCGCGCTTCAACCTCATTAACTGCTGTGCCACTGCTATATCTTTGCATCTCATTCCCAATCGGTCAGTCGATTTTTTCGAGCCGTTCTATTTCTGCATTGATTTCGTCAAGTGTCATCTTTTCATCATTGTTCTTACGCACTATGATGTCATTCCTTTGCCTGTTGGTAAAGTGTTCCGGGTCAAGGTTAGACACAAGGAAGATAGCCGCCGCCACGTCGGGTTTGATGTAACGCTTGCGCTTGGTCGTAACCATTTCGGCAACCTGCGGAGAGCCATCATCGCCCGGACGATAGCGAGTTGTGGTATCTTCTTCTTCCTTGTAATAGCCTTTTGCAGCCGTTACGAGCGTAGAGACTGCATCATGTGAAAGATTGCACTTGAAGATTTCTTTTGCTTTGTCTATCTCGTCCTTGAACCATTGGAAGCGTACGCACCAATCGCGGAGAGTAGTAGGCACAATGCCAAAGTGAGCGCAGAGGTCTTTTTGCTTCATACCTCCGTACTCCATAAGCCCATGCTCTGCTACATAAGTTATAATCTCATTGGCAAGCGGTTTTGTGAACCTGAAAGGTCGCCCGCGCTTCTTCTTTTCAGCCATTCTGTACTTTGATTAAGTGATAGAACTCTTCCTTGACCTTAGGGTCTTTGAAAGCACCCGACAGGTGGCACACGGTCATTTCTCCCTTATTCTTTACGCCTCGCATAGTCTTGCAAAGGTGCTGTCCACGCATGAGAATAGCCATGCCGAGGCAATCATGACTAAGAGCCTCGGAGAGAGTATAGATTATTTCCTGTGCAAGGCGTTCTTGCAGTTGCAGTTTTGCAGCGCAGTATTCCACGACTCGTGCAACCTTGGAAATGCCAAGAATACGACCTGTGGGAGAAGGTATATAAGCAAAGTAATACTTGCCGAAGAAAGGCAGAATATGATGCTCACACATTGAGTAGTAATCGCCCGAATCAAAAACAATATCGGTTGACTTATACTCATTCTCAAAGGTTGTAATCTTCGGTTTCTCATCATTGCGATAGCCACGGAATATCTCGCGCCACATTCTTGTGATGCGGTCGGGAGTGCCTTGCAGACCTTCGCGGTCGGGGTCTTCGCCGATAAACCGAAGCAACAGGCGGAGAGCCGCCTGTGCCTCGGCCTCGGTCGGGAGGTCTATCGGTAGAACTTCGGTTATCTGATGTCCAGAATTTTCTGTGTTTGGAGTGAAAGTTTCCATGTGGGATTTGCTTTGATGTAATCTATTGCCGCGTTGATGATGCGTTGGTTGTAGAGCCTGTCTTTGGTGTCGCAAGGTTGCACATAGCGTTCCTTTGCAGGTATAGCCTCGTAAGGTGTCATGTCAAAGGTGGGTGTTTGGAACACAACCTTTAACTCGTCCACTTCTTCAAGGACAATCTTTTCGGCTTTGGGCGAGCATACGAGCCAGTCAACCTTGCAAGGCAAGGGGCGAGTGCCGTTTGTTTCCACGTTCACGGAGTAGCCTGCATCATGCAAAGCGTTGATGAAACTTTCGGTCAGTTGCAGCGTAGGCTCTCCGCCTGTGAGGATAACCCTTTTTGCAGGGAAAGACGCAATCTCACGCAGGATTTCTTCTTCGGTGTATTGTTTACCCACTTGGTGCTTGGTGTCGCAAAAACCACACTGCAAATTGCATCCTGCAAAGCGTATGAAGATGGCCGGTGTGCCGGTGTAGCGGCCTTCCCCTTGCAGCGAGTAGAATATCTCGTTAATCTTCATTGTCGGGCGAGGTTTTGTGATGATGATTGAAGAAGTTGCTCTCCTTGCAGTAGACGGCTATGTTGCCTTCGCTCTCTTGCACGGAAGCCTTGTAGCAAGTGGGGATGGTGTCAACAATCCACTTGGCGATGTTTTCTGCGGTAGGATTGAACGGCAGAACGTCATTGAGATAGGAGTGGTCGAGTTTGCCGTGGATTTGCTCTTTGATGTGCTTAAAGTCGCACACCATGCCGTCTGCATTGAGTTTTCGAGCCTTGCAGTATACGGTAACAATCCAGTTGTGGCCGTGAATGTTGGCGCACTTGCTTTCGTAGGAAAGGTTGAGATTATGCGCCCCTGCGATTTCCATTCGCTTTTGAACGTAATACATAGTTATGATGATGTTATGAGAATATGATGTCGTATGCTTCTCCCTTGTTGATGTGCCACGCCATGTGATAGGGGTATGGGTAATCTCCAGTCCACGGCTTTTGAGGGCCGGTAAAGTGGATAATAAGGGGGTCGGAGAGGTCGAGAGGATGTGCAAAATTGTACTCGTCGCTATCCTGCCAAAAGTAGATGTTCTGCGCATTGAAGCGCGTAGGGAGCAACTGCACCGTGCCGTAGAGCAACATATTCAGCACGTCTTGGTCGGGGCATTTGAGGTTTGCATCTCGGTATTTGAACAGTTCGCCAAAGACCTTGTGTGTGATGTCATTTCTGCGCCATTCGTCAAGGTTCATCAGCAAGACACCGGCATTGAAGTAGGGGTAGGGTTTCTTGCCGATGCGCTTACTGTTATACTTGCTCATGCAGTCCTCTACGGCAGCGAGAGTGTGCTTTGTGATGTCCTTATCCCAAAGTTCTACGATGTCGCCTTTGATGAGTGTATCGCAGTCAAGGTATATGACCTTATGAAGTTTAGGGAGAAGTGAGGGTAGAAGATAGCGATAGAAGTTCTCATCAGGCCAAATGGTATTGTTATTCATCCAATTGCCAAAGTCCTTGATGTCAATAAACTTCAATCCGGCAACGTCCTCAGTTATTCTGCGTAGGTCATTCTGCTCCACTTCGCCCAGTCCATGATGCAGAATGTAGAAAATGCAAGGGCGGGTTGCGAATTTGAGTATTGAGTGAATAGCAGTACAGGTTTGAACTGCGTAATTGTCATTCGTTGCAAATGCTATGTGAATTGTTCTATCCATGATGTCAGCAAAGGTCTTGGCAGATGTCGTAAATCTTTTTGGCGTTATCGGGTAGCATGGGGATAGTGTTGACATTAAAGGCGAGCGTCTTTTGCTGCACCTCATAACGAGTTTTAAGGGTGTTCTCACGCATCAACTCGCCTCGGTTGTATAAACATACATCGGGCAGGTATTCGGGGTATGAGGCGTGTCTTGGGGCAAGAATTTGACAACCGAAAAAGATTGCTTCCTGTACGGTGTAGCCAAAGGTTTCTTGGTATGCAGTAGAGAGATAATACTTCGCTTTTGCGAATACTTCGTAATACTGCCGCTTTGTGAGGTTCGGCCAGTATTCAACATTGCGAGGCAGGGTGGTGCGTAGGTTTGGCACTTCTTTTCCGCATGATGTGATGATGAAGCGCATACGGGGGTTGACTTCGGCTATTTTGCGGAACTCATCAAACCCTTTCTCCGCGCAGATACGATGCGGCCAGATACAGTAATCTTCCTTTTCGCGATACACGGAATAGTGTTTAGCCATCCATTCCGCGCTCCATATTGCGCCTGTTGCACGGACATTCATGTGTCCGAATTTTCGCATCACTCGTTCCTTGTGAAATTGTGAGCCGACAAGCACAACGTCCGTAACCCTGTGCCACGCTTCTTCCGAATAGTCAGCCCATGTTTCAAGGTTCTGCACAAAGTCGGTCTCGTCGGCACGTCCTGCATGATTGAAAGCAACGATATGAATGATGATGTCCGACAACTCGGCCATGTATCGGATTGCTTCAAGGCCGGGAAAGAAGATGTCGGGAACAAAGAACGTATCGTGGTCTTCAATCAACCCTTTCTTGAACAGTTCAGCCACGGCTTGCAGTTGCTTTGCCTTGTACGCGATGGTGTCGTAGGTGTCAAGGAACTGGCCTGTGGTTATCTTCTTTGGTTTATTCCAACCGGGCACTTTGATGATGATGTCCTCGGGGCGCATCTTCCGTATAAAGGCATCATTCCACATCTTGGTGTAGCGTTGGGGCAGTTCTTCAAAAGGAAGATAGATTACTTTTCCCATGATGTTACTCGGTTATGATTTCCGCGCCATTCTCTCCGTCTTCAAGGACGGAGCAGTAGGCGAGGTTGAAATGCTTTGTAAGTTGCTCTGCAAGTTGCTCGCAAGACATAAGGCCAAACATATAAGCCGTGCCGTGCCATTCAAACGTATTGCGGAAATATTGCTCCATGTCGCGTTTGAAGCGGATAATCTCAATGTCGCGGTCTGTGTGCGACACGGCTTTCTTGGCACATATGTGGAACTCATGCCGATGCAGATGCTTCAAGTAATCCACGTCGGGATAGGGGCAGTCCTTCCAACAATGAATGCCGGGGACTCGCAGGTTGATGATGATGTTAACTCTACTCATAAGTTGCGAAATTTGGAATAGTCAAGATTGTAGAAATTGTCGGCAACATATTCGATTTGGTCGAGTTGGGCCTTACTGCCAACGGCAAGGAAGAAACGCAAGCCTCTCGCATAGCAATACTTCTGCATCTGCATATTAGCCACTATAGAGAGAAGTATGGCACATGAGCCTGCGCCTCGGTGGTTGCTTGCATCAAAGAACACTTTGGGAGTGATGCCGCAAAATTCCAATTGCTTACGCAGTTCAAGCGGCACCGGCTTGCCCTGTTTGAACTGAGGCAGACGAGCCGCTTTCAGCCCTTCGGAAGTGAACCAGTTTATGCCACCATACTTTGCCGGGTTGTAGTTCCATGTACTGCTATCGCATGATGCAAGCGGCAGTTGAAGCATACGCGGAAAGGTTACAAAACCGAGGGCATGGGTCTTGCACTTCCCATCGGTAGCGCGGTAGATGTCTTGGTAGCGTTTCAACGCCCAGTCATTCTTGTAACCACCGGCGGCAACGCAGATGTGCTCGCAGTTTTGTAGCGTTTCTTTGACAAAGCCGAAGTCCTTGTCATACATTGTTACCACAAACATGGGGCGCAACCCCTGCCGCAGCATTTCATGGTAATTCTCTATGGTTTTCTCTCGGTTGCCAAGAACGTCAAGCATCACATACTTCTCAAAAAAATCTCCGTATGTGCCGCAGAAGTCAATGTAGTCTTTGAGGTTGACGTGAGCGAAGTTGCTCTTGGCGTTGAATGCCGTAAACGCTCCGCTATCGAGCATGAGGTTCGCCTTGCCCTCTTGCGCCATACGGACGCATGAGTCAAGGAACGACCTGTTTTTGCCACCGCAGTAAGCGTATGATGCAAGGATATTAAGGGGCGTATCGTTTACCAGCATATCAGTCAACCTTTATGCCTTCGTAGTCAACGAGAGCGTCTTTCACTATCTGCATGATGTCAGCCTTCTGCTCCTTGATTTCATCGGGAACATGGACGCGGATAACGCACTTCTTTTCGAGCGTCGGGTCTTCCTGCTGCTGACTGATGTAGTCAAGGTCATCCCAACTTTTGCCGTCATCGGAGAAGATAGGCAGGTCAACGCCCCAGTTGGTCAGTTGCGCCGCGTTCCATTCATTGGCGAGCATTGACCATTCCCATTTGCCAAAACTTGCGTTGTCAAGAATAGTGTATGCTTTTAGGTCATCAATGCTTGTGTCTGCGTCAATGATAGCGCAAGGCACTTTGGTGTAGCCAAGTTCTTGCATGGCTCGGAAACGCATATTGCCGCCAATGATGATGTAGTGGCCGTTGGCGAGCGGGAACACTTTCAGAAGATTGTACTTCAAAAATTCCGGGTGTTCCTTGATGTTGTTTTTTAGCAAGTCGAACTTCGGCGTTCCTATCTCGCGCGGGTTAGCGGGCAGACCTTCAAGCTGTCCGTCGTTGACTTCCAGTTGCGAAAAGTCAAGCACCTTAAACTGTGCGATTTGCAGTGGTATCTCTTTCGGGTTACTCTCCATTTTGTGCGTCGTGATGAGTTAAATCAGTTTATTATGGCGCAAATATAGTAAAAAGTGTGCTAAATAAGCACACTTTTTACCTTGTTTTTTCGCTTTGAGACGTATTTTAGTAAAAATAGTCCTTAATTTCGGCTCTGAACTCGTCAAATGAGTGGCAAATTACATACTTGTAGCCGTATTCTTCCACGGCTTGTTGCCACACTTTTTGTGATGGTTGTTGCCTTCCTTTCGGTGTCTTCATTTCAATGGCGAGACCATGAAATTTCTTTGAAGGGTAGAACAAGAACAGGTCGGCTGCACCTGCGACAGTTCCCTCTGCTTTCATGATTTTACCTTCAATCGGTCGCCTTGCTCCACCATTGGGAATGGATATGAGATTGCGAGCGAGTTTTGGGAATTGAAGGCGAAACCATTTTACGCATTGGATTTGGATTTGGCTTTCAAAGTGGTTCATGATGATGCGTTAGAAAGGCAGGTCGGGGTCTTGGTTAGGCGTTTGTGCGTATTGAGCATTGTACGCATCAACGGACATACCGGGTTTTTGGGGCGCTTGTTGCCCTTGTGGTTTTGCGCCGAGCATTTGCATCATGTCGGCTTCTACTTCAGTAATGTAACGCTTTACGCCTTGGTTATCATCATAGGAGCGAGTGCGCATCTTGCCTTGTATGAAAAGAGAAGAGCCTTTGTGAATGTACTTCTCCGCGATTTCAGCGAGACCGCGCCATAGCACGATGTTGTGCCATTCGGTCTTTTCCGGCACTTGTGTTCCTGACTTGGTAGTGTAGGCTCTCTCCGTTGTAGCGAGAGAGAATTGAGCCATCTTTGCACCGTTCTGCGTTGTAGTGATTTTTGGTTCTGCACCCACGTTTCCTATGAGCTGAACCTGATTGAGTGATGCCATAATATTCTACGTATTTGTTTCTTTACGTTTTTATTATTGTTATATATATTATCTACCTGTTGGATGAATTAAATTAATGCGTATTTCACTTGACCAATTCTCCGATGATTGACGAAATTGACATATTGCAGGA